ATACTGGCCTGGGAAACGGGAAATAGGTTTTTCTTAGCTGAATTTGCCTCTCGTCTTGAAAGCCTTTTATTTGAACCTAATGATTTTTTATTAAAGGCTCTATTGCAAAGATTTGTTATTGAAGCTCTGGATAATTGGGAGGCAAGGATTGAATTATTACAAAGCTCGGTAGAAAGAGTTAATAATGAAAAGGTAAATATAACAATGACCTATCGTATATTAACTACCAACACTGTAGATACATTTACATTTCCTTTTTACGATAAAATAATATACTAATGCCAGTAAATAACCCTTGGGTAAAATATATAGACCGAACGTATGAGCAGATTAAAGCTGCCATATTGTTACGTTTAGGGATTTCTAATCCCGAGATTACTGACCATTCAGAAAGTAATCCCTTAGTAATAATCCTTAGCTTCTTTGCTGGAGCTTTTGAGATGTTAGGATATTATGTAGATAATATGGCAAGGGAGGCTTTCTTAGCTACGGCTCGTAGGTTTAAATCAGTAGTGAAGATAGCTAAGCAATTAGATTATAGGGTTAAAGCTATTAACCCAGCTTCAGTAGATATATACTTCACATTATTAGATGCAAGCAACGACCCGATAAACTTAGCTACAAATACATTGATACCTGCAGGTACAGAAGTACAAACTACTAATGGTACAAAATTTATAACTACTCAATCCTTAGTAATTCCAGCCGGAGCATATCAAGGAGTAGTAGGAGCTATTCAGGTAGTTGCCCAAACTGGGGTGGTATTAGGTAACAGCACAGGTGCAGCTAATCAAGCATTTGCACTGGGAACAAATTATGTACATGATTCTTTGGGTATAACAATAGGCCCAGATGTATGGATTCCTTTATCTTCTTTTGGTTTTGCTAAACCAGGGGATAAGGTATTTATAGTAAACATACATGAAGATGGTATAGCTTATGCAGAGTTTGGAGATGGTACATTCGGGGCAATACCTGCTGCAGGTAATGACATTATAGGTTCTTTTAAAACTTCCATTGGGGCTGATGCTAATACTATACAACCTCAAACTATTACTACATTAAATACAGCCTTAGTTTTACCGGGTGTAACTAAGATAAATGTTACTAACTACTTTTCACCTACTGGTGGAAGAGCCTATGAAAATATAGAGAACATAAGATTTAGAGCTCCATTAAGCCTAAGAACTTTAGAGAGGGCAGTTACATACCAGGATTATATTGATGTAGCTTTATTAGCGAATGGAGTTGGGAAAGCCGAGGTATCTTATTGCTGTGGTTCTTGTATTACAATATACATATTACCTGAGAATGGTGGCTTAGCTTCCTTGGGGCTTTTGAATGCTACCAAGGATTTTATGTGTGATAAAAAGATAATTACAACCTGCGTAAATATAAAAGCTGCTGGTACCACTATAGTTTATCTGAAGTTAACTGTTAATGCTAACTTCCGCCAAGACCCTACATTAGTAAGAGCTGATGTATTGGCTGCATTATTGGAATTTGGCTCATACGATAATCAGAAGATAAATGGCTCTATGAAGTTATCAGATATTTACACAGTAGTAAATACCTTAGACAGAGTAGATTTCTCTAATATCATAAGTATATACACTATACCTTATGCAAGGCCTCAGGATACCAATTATAATCAGTTAAACTGGGCAAGACAAACCTTAGAGACTTCAGCAGGTAAAAATAAATACCGTTTAGAGTACAATGGCTTAGGTAACTTTGCATTATCTTTAAATGGCAATTACATTCAAAATTTAACCTTAGGACAAAATTACACAGATAATAATATTGCATTTGAAATATTGACAGGTATATATGCTATAGGTAATGTATGGGAATTTACAACATACCCAGCTAATGTAGATATAAACCTGGATGACTATACTATTCCAACATTAGACCCTAACTACATAGACCTGACAGTAATAGAAACTACATCTACCCTTAATTGCAAACCTAACTGCCCAGATTAATGACATTCAGAGATTGGTTTTTTAATAAATTGCCTGCATATTTTAAACAGGAAGATAGCTATAAGGATGCTAATGGTGAGGGTTTGTTGGAAAGATATTTGAGGATTTATGGATTGGAGATAGATGAAGAAATAATACCCCAGATTGAAAACTACCTGGACATCATTGACCCTTTGATTTGTGATGAAAAGTTTTTAAACCTTATAGCATATCAATTAGGTAATCCTCCTGATTTTTTTGGCAATACAAGTCTTTATAGAAAGTTCTTATCAATAATCATTCAGATTTATAAGATAAAAGGCACTAGAAAATCTTATATACAACTCTTTGCATTATTAGGGTATACGGTGGATTTAATCATGTTTTACCCAACAGACTCGGTATATGATAACGAAGAAATATATGATGATGAGCCTTTGGTATTATATGATGATGTATGTGGTACATGTGTACCTTATTTCATTCTATTTTACCCGGAAGACACAGATTGCCAAAATCCACAAGTGTATTATATTCCGGAAGTGGGGCCAGATATATGGCAATTATTCAGAAGAGTTGCCTGCTTTCTGGAACCTATAAATGCTAAGTTATTAGGGATAATACCAACCCTACCAATATGTGAGAAGGTATCTTTAAGTATAAGCGAACAAGTTATCATAACTATAGAAGACCAAATATATTATGATGATAACAATGAATATGATGAAGACCCAGTAGAAACCTATGACCTTAATACAAGTAACACTATAACAATTAATTGGCCATGATAGAGAATTTAAAGCTTCAATTTTTTGGAGAATACCAGGTAACCCTTTATGATAAAGAGGGTAAAGTAGTAAAGGAGTATGAGTGGCAGCATAATGAGATTATAGCTAATGCTCCTATTATACTATCCCGATTAATAGGGGGACAACCCTATGCGATTGATAGAATTGCAGCAATAAAAGCTGGGGCATTATTATATGTGGCTGAGGTAACTTCAGTAACATACCCAAGCTTTGAAGAAACCCTATTCTCTGCTGTATTTGCATTGGATAGCTTTAATGATACAATGGATGAGCTTCAGTTAATATCTTCTAACGGAGGTACATTCTCATTAGTACCTGGTTTAAATATAACTAAGACTAATGCTCAAAGCATGGCTGTTCAATGGAAAATAAAAATGGGCTTCTGTGAAAATTTATGGATACCTTCTACAGCAACTTATGGATTAGGAAGTTTACCTATATTTCCTCCATTACGAATAAACAATATAGGTGGTAAAGATTATTTAATTCCTTAAACGTATTATAAAATGGCACAAACACGATTTCATAACTACAAAAGACCCGTAGTATCATTTGATGAAAACCAAAGATTAATGGGTATAGTTAAGTCAGGCAGATATGCTGGCTTTGATACTATGACTGCAGTTGCAGGGTTAAACTTTGAGATTGCCCATACAAAAACGGGTGTTCAAAAAGTAAAGCAAGATATGTCTTTAACTACTAAGACGGGGGTATTTATAACACCCCAAGGAACAATAGTAAATGAGGATGCTAATATTGCATTGTCTGTTGATACCAATGCAGGTAATGCTCAGATAAGAGTAGACCTTGTAATATATACACATAATCATGTGGCTGTAACAGGGGGCTCAGCTGCAGTACCTTCTATTGTAAAAGGAGCTTTAAACTCATTCACAAAACCTGCCTTACCTAATGCAGCTACACAAACTATCATTGGTATAATCTTAATTCCGGCAGGAGCAACAGATTTAACCACAGCTACCTATTTACCATCTACTCACCCTGACGAAAGAAGAAAAAGACCAGAGCTATACTCTGGTAGTGTAGCAGATATTCCGGCAGGGAAAGTATTATGTAACGGAGTGGGTTATGATACTGATTTAACACAGATACCTAATCTATCCGGTAAATTCATTGTAGGCTATGATGCTGGAGATGCAGATTATAATGCTCAAGGAAATGCAGGCCCTGTAGCTCCTGTGGATGCTAATGATTATCAGTTAATTAATGGAGG